TCTTAGTACTCGTTGATCATCAGCGTCAGCAAACCATGGAACATCTATTACTCCATCTTTGCTAGTGGCCTCGATCGTCCAATACCTCAGCCTTGACTCTGGCTCATGATCCAGCGGCGCCGGCACCTCAAAGCCGTTCATCATGCGGGTGCGGGGTTTAAGGCGCAGTTTATGCCCATTCCTAATTGCAGCTAGAGGGCAAAGCAAATTAATCCATCCGCTGCAGCCGTGCATTTGCAATCCGTAGCCATCCTCACGCCCAGCATCCAGATTATCCGCAACATGACGCAACACTTGCGCAGTAGTTAAAATCTCGCTCATCGTTTATTCTCCGTATCAATACAAATCAAAATAGGCGAGGCCGGAACTATACCAGTCTCGACACGCACCTGGTAGTGCGCGGTTTCCTGTGCTTCCATTGCCGTGCCAGCCCGTGAAAAGTCAGGTTTTAGCATATTGCGCAGGTCAGAGCACTGGCCGCTCAGGATGCGGTGGTTTCCGCGCTCGTCTTTAAAGTGTAGGGTTGATTTCATTTCAAATCCCCCGCAATCTCAGAGCAAATGCGGGCCATATCCATCACAGGGATTGTCGCGTAATCACTGATGAATACGTCCTTGACCGACTCGCCATTGCGCATGATCTCAGCGGAAAACCACGGCTTACCCTCAGACGATGGCTGAACCGTGACGTGCTGATCTTTCGGTAAATTGGCATTGATCATGCCTTCAATTGCCTTTGCTACCAACATTTGTCTCTCCTCTCGTTATTTGTAATCAAACAATAGCACAGCCTGCCCATATAGCAAGCAAAAAAATACCCGCCGGAGCGGGTTTTGTTTGTTTGGGTATAGCTAACTGAGTACTTCGGCTCACGAACTCTCTGTTATTTGCCTCAGCCTCTACTAAGCCCTGCGAGCTCTAATAGGTAATCGAACTCTTCATCGTCGGTGTTGCCAGTCACTTTCATGCTGCAGATTTTTGCAAACACCATATCGAAGAAAATCTTGTGAGACCTACAGTCTGACCTTAGCCTTCTTCCGCAAGAAGTTTCTACCATCTCGCCGCTTTCGCTCTCTCGCACAACGTCGATTGGTGTAATTGCCCCGGTTTTGCAGCAAACCATATACCGCTCTTCGTTCACTTCATTACTCAATTCAATTCCCATATCAACCTCAGCAAATAACAAAGCGTTAAATTATGACGTTCGCAAGCTCTCGCCTACTAACGCCGGGTTATCCGCTCAACGCCTCCCGGCGGTTCTGCGGTCGATTGCTCTACTACTGCGCTGTAGTCTGCGGTCACTGCCCAGTGTGACTATTAAGGGCATCACCTCCGGCTAGGGTGCTGTGGTGATTTATAGGTCAGGACGCTTGTAATAAAAAATTACGTCTAGCGCCAATGGCCAGAAAAATAACACTAAGAAAAGAATTAAGAGGTCAAACTTGACTTGCTCCATAAACCTTAGATGCCATGACTTGGCTTGATTTTTTACGTATATCAAACACATGAAGAAACCAATCAGTAAATAAAGCAGAATATAACCCAGCATTTTTTCCTCTCCTGTTATTGCCTAAATGTATAGCGGAAATGGATACTGTAACGCCTACGCGCCCCATTTAGCGCGGACAAGAGGCGGCCCTCCTATCGTCGGAGTGGCGGTGCGCATTGCCAATTTCGTTTAGCTAATCGTAGACGGAGGCCAAAACCCCGATTGTATACCGCCGGAACCACAGCAGTTGCCCTCTACGCTAGAGCATACAATAAACCCCGGCATTAAACTGCACCCGCCGGGTAGGTTACACCGTTTCAATATTTACTCACACATCAATCAGGATTCAGTTGATTAATGTATCGCCGCATTGCTGCGACCTGTTTAGAATAGCAAAGTATTCAGTGAGCGCAACAGTTATTTGTAATTTTTTTCGATAGGAACGCTTTTCGCTTTTTCAGCTGCCGCTCGACGAATTTTTTGGATATGGGATTACCGTTGCGATCCACCAGTATGCTAAGCGGCGTGCACAGGCAGTTTATGGCGTTTCCGCCCTCAGCGTACCATTCGGCCTCCTGCTCGCGCGTACCAACCCAACCATGGCGCTCAGCGTGAGTGCGGCGCGTGCGCCCCGGTATCAGCGCAGAAATGTGCATCAGCATTGTGCGGACGCCTAGAGCATCAGCCCGGCGGTCTTCGTCGTAGATTGCCTGTCGATGTGCGTTATTGATCTCAGTGCGTGCTATGCGTTTTGCCCTGCTATACTGCGTGTCCATATTGTCGCGGATTTCGCGGGCAATCCGGCGTGGACTGAATCCGTTGCTCATGCCATCAGTAAGGATGCGGTTCAGATCAGCTTTCATGTCGGCGCTGAATCCCTGAACCTCCTCGAACACCCGCGACGACGTGACGGCCAGCCTGTCTTGGTATGGCTGAGACGTTATCACCTCCTCAACCGACGTGGCATACTCGGCGTCTTGCTGACGGATGTTCTCGATATTCATCACTGCGCCGTTTTCGTAGCCTAGAATGGCGTACTGGCTCATAAAATGGCGCTGCGTGAATTCATTGCGCTGCATGATGTACTGCTGAATGAGCTGATCCAGAGTGGCGCTAAGGTCGGCAAGTTTTACCTCATCCAGCTGGAATGCGTAGAACCTGTTATTGACCCTGCGTTCGTTGGCCTCAAGCACGCGCGGGTTTTGCTGATCCAGCCAGCGCAGTACGCCGGCACGCACCGACTTAAGCCGCTGCCGAAACTCCCGCTCTGATCCACGAATCAGGCTGGTTGTGCCGGACGGGTTAGACTTGCTGCGCGGCGCTATAGGCTGCATAGTGCTGCAACCCCTAACACTGACAAGCCCAAGGCAAAAGTGGCGATGCAGTGTGATAATAATCGCCAATCGCGCCGCTTAGGCTCCAACAGAGAAACGTAACATTGTTTTTCGATGGAGATCGCACAATTAGGCTTAAATGTTAGTGTAAAACTAACCAAATTATGGCCAGCTATTCCAGCAATGTTAGCTCTAGCATACTCACGAATTGACAGAAATGCCGATAGCGACAACCTATTCCATTCACCGCCATCAACTCGCATACACGCCCCCTCAGAGAAATGATAGTAAATCTCTGTTTTTTTTCCGTAGTCGATAGCAATAGGGAATGCATTCAGCCTTGTTACAGCTCGTGGCTTAAAGCCGCTCGTTCGATTCGTTTTCACCGTTATCATCCTCGCCTAATTCCTCAGTGCCGAACTGCTCAGGATCGAACCCTGCAATCTCGGCCAATTTTTCGATTGGCACGCCGTAGCCACGGGTTGCCTCTGCCAGCAGTTTTAGCTTTTCCGCGCTGCCTGACTGCGGCCAGTATACGCCAAAACTCACGTTCGGCAACTCACCAATGGCAATCAGGCGGTCAATGGTATGACGGATGGCGTAATTCAGGAATGAGCGGCGGCGGCTTTCGGTTTCTTTGTCAGCCTGAGCTTGGTCGTTGTTGCTGGCCCGCTCGCCTGTCTGACTGCCGCGCATAATGGTGTTAGGGTAGCCAGTCGCTGCTGAAATGTTATCCCAGCACAGGCGTGCGAATTGCTCAGGGTCTGGCAACTCAATCGTGATGGTGTCCATCTGAGCCGACATCATTGCCACTACGGCATCATTGTATGCGTTCAGGCCGTCAACCATGTCGTTGAGTTTGTCGGTGATCTCGTCCGGCTTTTTAGCGCCCAGCAGCTGTTGCAGCTTGGATAGATCCGCGCCATCAAATGTAACCTTCTGAGCGCCGCGAGCATTCCTGAAGAACCCGGTTCCGCCAGCACCCTCGATCTTATCCAGCGTCATAATGCTGTTGAACACCGGGAGCAATGCCGACTCGCCTTTAATGCTGCCTATTTCGTCTGATCCCTCAGCCCAGATGATTACCCGTGACGGGTGAATACTGCCAGTCAGCCCGGCGGCGTCTTTATTGCGATCCCCGGTAGCGTCCTCGTTGATCTGGTACATGGTCGGCTGGCCGTATGTTGGCGATGCCGGGTCGGTGTCAAATGTAGTCGGCTCCAGCTGACTCTCATACAGCGGCGTCAAAGATACCAGTCTTCCCTTTTTCATGGGCTTATCCAGCGTCTGGCCGTCTGCTACACGCATGAACAGCGCGCCATAGCGTCCAACACGCTGGCGGGTGTCTACGCCTTTCAGAACGCGGAATAGACCGATGCGATCATCCAGGGCATTAACGGCTGCTGCCATCTGATCACTGTCATTTTTCGGGTCGGCTGCAATGATGGGATTATCAGACCAGCACTCATTCACAGGCAGCCGGATAACCGATCGCGCCGATGCAATGCGCTCGTAAGCTGTGTAAAAGTGGTTAAACTCAAGGTTTGCCGGATAGCCATAGATGCGCCAGCTTGACGGCTGATACGATGACATCGCGCCTTGATACGTGCCGCCGAATAGGTCAGCCCGCGCATTGTTTTGCAGGCTGTTGAGCTGCATCATGGTTTGCAGCAATTCGAATTTGTCAGTCATGGGGTTTGCTCATGCAGTATTTATGCCAGATTATAGCACGGCAAAAAAAAGCCGCCATGCAGGCGGCGGGTGGTTAACAGCGGTTAAATGAAATGACAATCATGTCGTCGGGGTTGAATTTATCACTATGATTGTCTGATATGTATTCCTTAAGCTCAGCCAAGATTTCTTCGAGCGCTCCAAGTGGGTCAGGAATCCATGATGAGTGCGTAAACTTTCTCCACTGTCTTAAGATATCCCCTGCTGACTTACTGCGTGTTTCCACGCAAATAAAATAATGCCTCTTAATCATTCTAGCTATCCTCAATAGTATATTCTCCATCAATACACGTTATCAGCGTACTGCGGCCATTCGGGTAAATAATCGCAGCGGTGTGCATCCAGCTGGATGGACTGCCAATTGCATACTCCAGATCATAGCGTGCGCTTAATCCGACCTGAGTGCAACCCTTGTGGATTCTAGGGGAGTGGCTATGGCCGATGATCGAGCGAACACCGATCTGGTCAAATGCCTTTGCAGACCCTCGCGCACCGTTCGGCCCACTGTCACCATGATAGTTCAGCGCATAGCCCTTTGTCATCAGCTTGTCATTTCGGCGCAGGAATATGGCCTTTTGGGCCTTTTTGCTCAAAACCTCAGCGATAGGGTCAAAGCTGCGCCCCTCGTCAATGGCCTTAACCCATCCGAGCGCACACTCCAGGTACAGCCGGGCATTCGTCATATCTTTTCGCCAGTCTGTCGATTTTAGCCAGCGGTCAAAATGCTCATCATGGTTTGATTTGGTGACGTAGTTTTTAGGACAGATACAGAGCGAGTCCAAAAGCTCTGCGGTTAAGTCAACCTCGGAGCGTCCGCAATTGTCGCCGCTAACTGCTTTTTTGTACTGTAGAAACGGGTCATTAAGGTGATGGTGACTGCCGAAGTAGCCATCAAATACATCGTGGAATACCTGAAGCTTTGGCTTGATTCGACCAAGCAGAGACTCCTCACCCAGCCACCAGCAGTCGATCACATCCTTATCGGTAAACTTGGCGTGCAGGTCGCCGCTAACGAACGCCTCAGCCCGGTGTCCGCCGGTAACCTTGTCGCCGTTATAGCAGCGGTCTAAGTCATAGAATTTGCCCGATCCGTCGGCTATCAGCTGGCGCATGTGGAATTTCCCGCCGTCCAGCTCTACCACTGTCGCGCCGTACTGGTGATGAAACTCGCCTTTTACACCCGCCTTGCTGTCGGTGTAGTTCGGCTTGGTCACCGCCCCAGTAGTACAGACAATCTTAGCCATCTTGCTTTGCGGTGTGGCGACCGTCTCAAATGCAACCTGTGGATGGCCGAATATCACCGAATTAGCGCCACCCATGGTCTTTAATCCGGTAAGCGGCTCTGATGCTGTCGGCTGAATTTTAACATTGCCCATCAGGCGCAGGTTAGAATTTACCGCTATGTCATCGGCGCACAGATAGCCTGCAACCTCCGGAGACCACCAGTCATGGGATTCCTGTTGCGCCGTCCAGCTGCTTGTTGGGTTTCTATACCGGCCGGGAATTACGATTAGCTGAGCGCCACGGTCGCGGCAGTATGTGTGCAGGCTGCGCAGAAATGGCTTAAAAACAGGTGTTGCGTTCTGCGCCCAGGTAAAGACGACGATATTGGACTTCACCTCCTGCTTTGGGAATACGTAGCCATCAACAGGGTTGCGCGTTGTCTTTCCGCAATCACCACACACCCAGCGCGGCGGGTTGGCCGAGTGGGTGCGCATATTGTCAGATTCACAGCTTGGGCAGAGGCAGTTCATCACTCACCCTCCCGTGAAGCAAGCTCCACGGCCATCCGGTCAATTGCATCCGCAATAGTGAATGACGCAACCATCTCGTCACTCATTGCGTCAAAGCCCGCGATATAGTCATCACCGCCGCTGTTTTTCTGTTCATAATTGAACGAAAGTGAATCCCGCTCCGCCTTGGTGAAAACGGCTCCAGGTGATAGTTCCTCGTCTCCAGACCAGTCTTGGCAGATTCTAGCCCCGACAGCAACACCGTGCATCTCCAGAATTGTAGCGGCCATCTTCAGCACCTTGATTTTAGTTTCGGTGCTTATTTTTCTGTAGTCTTGACCACCCATCACTCACCCTCCGGCGCCGGTACGCGCTCGCCAATCTCATCAAAGTCATCCGGGCTATGGTCGAACTCATCGCCCGGCAGTAGGTATACGTCTTCTTTCGGCACATACAGCGCGACGCGCCAGATTCCGTGCATTTTTACGTAGTAGTAGTTTTTCATTTGTTAAGCTCCAGCCAGCGATTGAGAGTGTCGCGCGCCTCGCGTATGTCGTCGCGTTTTGATTTTCCGCCAGTGCGCGTGCCAGACAATAACAGCTTTTTACTCGCGTGATGAATGCAGCCAGACGCATCATCAATGCCGAAAAGATTATGAATGGCGTAGACATCGACCTCTGATAAGCCAGAAACGTCACGGAAGTACGCCGGGTATTTTTCGGTGTTTCCGGGCACCTTTTCGGCATCGCCACACTCATGGTCAAGCGGCGAGAAGTCTATAATCGGACACCTATCATCGCTCACGGAATGGCTAAGCGGCATCCAATATGCTCCCATCCAAACAGAGTCGCCTGTATGAAAAAAATCCGTTGTTGATTCATTGGCCCATATTCCACCCCGCAAATACCGAGTCGCCCCAATACTGCGCGCAAAATGAAGCTGCTCCATCGTTAATTTTTGTTCCATAATCTTCTCCCGTAAAAACCCAACTATCGACGCATTATTACTGTTTGTCAACCCCGCGCAGAGGATAGGCGTCAAATCCACCACGGCGGGCCTTGCTTAGCGCTGATCTAACGCCCATCTTGTGCACGCCTACGTAGCATCCTATCTCTGACGAGCATAGCCCAAGGCTTTGAAGCTCCATCATTTGCGCTATATCTTCGGCAAATATAGTGCGTTTCTTTGATGCACTTGCGACACGGAACGATACACCAAGCTGATGTGACTTTGACAACACGGAGTTATACGTTCTACGAAGCTCTTTGGCGGCCTCGGCAACAGTCATCGACTTTGACATTTTAACCAGCCTTTGCTGCTCCAGTGTCGTCCATTCGCGCTTATCCATCACCCAGCCCTCACCCACAACCTCATCGCCCACAGTTGCCGGGAAAGCGACTCACGCAGTGCGTTTTTTTCGCGTTTTTTGTATCGTTTTGATCGCGTGCTCATGCAGCCGCAGCTTCTAACCTTCCCCTGCCTGACGTAAGTGCCGACAGCCTCAAACTCAGCGCCACACGGACACGTGACGCGATGTACTTTGCAGCGATGCTTTAGTGCGCCGGTCGCATCGTGAATCGTGCAGCCGGTTTCTGAGATGTGTTCTGATTTCATGCTTACTCCTCTTTTTTTCAATAATACACACGCCTTGCAATCTTGCAATAAAAAAACCCGCACTAGGCGGGTATTCTCTTTTTAATCAACTGCCACCCTCCGCACCGGGAGCAGTAAAGCAGCCCGGTGGAGTGGTAAAAATGGCTGCCTGTGCCCTGCATCTGGTGCCGGTGATGGCATTCCCGTCCGGGTTTTCCGGTGTGCTGGAGTACCAGGTTAGTTAGTGTCATGTGGTTCTCGCAATGCGTTATGCAGCCACGCCCGGCACTGCTCGAAACGCCGGGCTTTGGACTGCTGGATTGTTTCATGCTCAACTACGCCGCAGCGGTATGTGCGGCCAAATGCGGTGAACTGGCCTTCTGTGGTGCAGGTATTGGTGATTGAATCCCGTAGATCACTCGCGCCTTTGTCATAGCTCATCAGCGCAGAGATAAACAACCACATAACGAAAATTATTATAGTGCTCGCGCTCATCACTCGCCCTCCAGATCAACAATAAAATCAATCATTTCGCCCACGGTTAAAACAGAGGCTTCAGTGTCGTGAGCATTTTCAAGCGACTGACTGCGCCACTTCTCCAGCAGCTCATCACGGCGCTGCTGTTCTGGGTCGGGTAGTGGGCGGAATTTGCATCTTGAGCACTTCATGTATCTAATCTCAAGCCTATTCCCCATGGGAATCTCAAGCCTGTAAACATACTCCCCGCCATCCTCACCAACAGGTTTAGCATTGATCCACCCGTGATCATTTGTGTACACTTCACACTCCTCCCCCACCTTTGGCACATACTCAGACTCCGGTTCATCCAGCGGGGAGAAGTCGATTTTCTTGATTTGTTTGCGCGGGTTATATTGATTCTCATTCAATCCATACAACCAGCAATCTTTCCTTTCGCTGTAAAAACTCCCGTCCTTGCGGAATCGTCTGTTATTCCAGTCGTAATGAGTAGCCCCAATACTCCGGGCAAACTTCAGTTGTTCGATGGTTAGTTGTTGTGTCATGGTTATTGTCCCTCTTCCTTTTCGATAAGCTCCATTGCAGTATTTACAACCGCGAACCGTTGTACCTGTTTAAGCTCTCCGGCGTCTTCGTCAAAATCAGCAAACTGCTCAATCATATCTGACAGCGCCTCCACCAGCTGATCGTGCATGTTGACGCGCTTCATGATCTCAAGCGCAGTTTGAATCTCAGCTTCTCTGTCGGCCCTGTACTTATTGACATTAAACCAAATGTCGTTGCATCCATCGTCGCCAAGGTTGTACAGGGTGCTGCTGTTTTCTGCTATTTCCAGGTTCTTCATTTTCTATCCTCTCGTCAATTACAAACCCACAATACACTACCTCATCCGCGATGGCAACAGGGCGCCGAAGTCGAATGTCTGGCCTAGTAGTGCAACATCAACAGCGTCCATCGTGTTATCCACCATATCATCATGTTTGTGCGTATCATCGGCGGTAAACGCGCTGTGCTCGCTCACAAACTCTGCCAGCCACGGCTTGTCATTAGGCAGGTATACGCGACCCGCCTTAATCTGCGGTGCTGCATCAAACGAGCGGGAAAACTTATCTCGGTTCCGCTGAATTGCGTCAATCGACAGCGGCAGCTCGTGCGACAAATCCTGAATCAACCCGGTACCGCTCGCTTTGTCCTCAACATGTATCGAGCGCAGCGTGCCGTGATACAGGTTATCAAATTCCCAGCATTGGCCGACAAACATTTTAAACTGCTCGCGCAGGTCGGGAGCCGTCCATTTGCCACGGTGCATGTCGATCAGGTACAGATTGCCGTCATAGACACCCCAGTGGCAGAACACAGAGAAATCGTTGTGCTGCCCGGTTTTTTGCGCGGTATCCGCCGTGATAAATCGCCATTCAAATACGCCGATGTCATCGTAGCTGTAATAATTCCACCACTCAGGGTCGAATATCTGACCGCCCAGTGCGATAGGGTTTTGCATGTACTGAGCCATGAACGTGTATTCGTTCTGCTCCCACAGCTGCATCAGCTGGCCAACGTGCTCATTGGCTGGCCAGAATGACCAGTACTGCCCGGATTTGTCCGTGCCTCGCACAGATTCCCAGCATTTAGACCGGAATGGCTCCGGCAGCTGTTCGATGTAGCCCTCGTCAATCAGTGCCGGGATTTTAATGCAATCGAACTCAAGACCCATTCCGCCAGACATGATAAACCCGGTCGAATCCATCAGGTGCAGGCGCTGCTGAATCAGTCCGATGGGTGTTGGATGCTCTTTGGATTTGTCACCGCGACGGGATCGCACGGTATCGACCAGTAGTCGGTGTGATTTTGCCCGCTTAGCCTCTGAGAACATATCATCAGGCTTGTCAGGGTCATCCAGAAACACCATACCGGAGAAGTCAGGGCCAGGATAGCCGCCACGGCCACCCGTCACTTGGCCGCCTGTGGATCGACTAACCACTTCAAAAATGTTTTTGCCGCCATCATCACACAGCGACCACTCCTCAGCCTGGTCAACGCCGAATACCGACGGCCAGAGCGACTGCCACTCCGGTGATTTGATCATGTCGCGCACACGGCGGCTGTTGCGTTTGGTCAGGGAGTCAGAGAACGACAGGTTTAGATAGCGCTGGCGATCCGATGGCGACAGCTGCTGTATCAGCGACCATGCCGGGAATGCAATCGACCATGTTTCGGTCTTTGTACCGCCCGGCGGGATGTTCAGGATGGTGTTGCCGCGCTCACGCTTGACCATCTGATGCGCGACTTCGGCCATGTATTCATGGTGCCAGTTGGTTATGAATTTCTGGCCCTGTAGCAGCTGGAACCAGACCTGCTGGAATTTGAGAAAGTTGCGCTCAGAAATCAGCCTTACAGCCTCACGCTGACCCGGCGTTAACTCCTCCCAATCCAGCATCAGAGGTTGTCCAGTATGTCCTGCACATCACTGGCTATCACTGTGCCTTTCGGCGTCATGGTGCCATCAGAGCTGACGTGGTCAATAACCTGTTTATCAAGCCCCAGTATCTTAGCCTTCCCCATTGTCGCTGAGACAGCCGCAGAGCTTTGAGGCGTCTCACAGGTCAAGGCAACCGTTCGTGCCTCCTCTAGCTCATTCAGGAGGTCATCAACGGTAACGTTATGCCGCTCTCTATGCTGTTGTTTCAATTCTTCCACCCTTGCCGATACGTTGACGTTTTCAAGTACATCATGAGCTTTCCGGTTAACTGACTCTGTTTTCATATTAGAGGCATTATAAGACCGTCTGTATGCCTCTGATGCGTTTCCACATTCAACGTAGTTTAACGCAAAATTCTCCTGTTTCTGAGTCAGTTTCATCTTTAATACTCTTACTTAATTATCAGTCACTTTATCCATTATACACCTAAGAGGTTGTTTCTAACCTGTACCTATTTTATGGTTGTGACTCCGGGCAGGGTTATCCGCTAAGAGTTTTCTCGTTTAGGAGCGGCAGACCCGGAGGCGTCCCGCCCGGCTCCTTCGTTCTGAGGAAAACTCATCTTAGCAGGGAAATAACCCGTGGTCAACGGCAAGTAAAAAACCCTTTAAAATCAATAGGTTACAAGGTGTTGAAATTACAATCGAAAAATAAGAATTTGATAATGTTTAATAAAATTACTCAGAATCAAATTAAATTTATCAGAATTGAATATACCCCTTGTTTTATTTATCAAAATCAAATAAAGTTTTGCATTCATTAATTAAGAAAGTCGAGAAAAGATGAAAAAAACAGAAATTTACATTCGGGTAGCCACTGGCGAGATGACAACATCGGAGGCAGCAGCACGAACCGGTATCGAATCGCGGAAAATCTCAAGCCGAGCATCACAGCTGCGCCGACAGTTGGCCGACCTGATGATGTCCTGGGATCGCATGGAGGATGAGGACGGCAACGCACTGAGTGGCTACCTGATTAACTCTGTGCACCATTCGGCAGCCAGGGTCTATCTGTCTATGCGCCGATACGGTGAAGACAAGGCCGCCGCCATGGCGCTGAAGGCACAGGTCGAACACATGCTTGACCACCAGAAAAAAGTGTATAACCTGTGGGGTCGTAAGGAATCGCCAGCGATGGCGAAAATTAATGAGTTAGCGGAGGTGGAGTGATGATTAAAGGCAAGGTGACGATTAGTCGACGTTCAATGTATAAAGGTGAAGGTAAGATTTTTGTTTCTATTGAAGATCGAGCTTCTGGTTTAACAATTTCGGAATTAAGCATGGAGTTTGCTGATTTCGCTGAATGCTTAACTGGGATGTCCTATAGTGATGCCGATGTGACTATTGCGGATACCGATACGTACCAGTTTATTGGCAAGAAACGAGTCACAGAAACCATTGGTATTCCTGTGTCGGCGAGATTAGAAAAGACCGAAGAAGCGCGGCGGATGATTGAAGACAGCGTGCCAGATGGTTGGATGCTTTGGTCTGACGGGCTTAGTAGTCAGCAACGAAAAAGAGGGATTCATCAGTTTATTGTTTGCAAATATGTGGTGGAGGGAGAGGAATGATTAACAAAACAATGAGCAAGCATACCCCGGGGCCGTGGGTGGTCGAAGAAGAGCGTCGTTATCCAATTGATATCACGACCGAAAGCGGCCGTGTTATTTGTGAAGTTGATTGCGACTCAGTTTGGAATGAGTTCAATGAAACTGTACGCGACCCAACAGAAGAGCAACTGGCCAACGCCAACCTGATCGCCGCTGCGCCTAAGTTGTTGGAGGCTCTTAGGTTTTGTGTAAAAGCCTTTCCAATAGCAGGAGAGTCTGAAATTCAGGATGAAGCACGATTGAAGGCCCTCGATGCCATCAATGAAGCGGAGGACAAATCATGAGCTACACACAAGAACAGCTGAAGGGGATGAGTGACTCTGAGGTAGAGCTGCGAGTAAGTCGCATTATGGGTCTTGCGTGGCGAGGCCAGCGGAATTACTGCAACGACTGGTCACTGACAGGCCCGCTGATGGTTGAGTATGGGGTAATTATCATCTACACATCTGAAGGAAAATATCAGCTCTGCGAAAGTTCAAAGGATTGCGAAGTGTCTTCTAGCAACCCCAACCCACTCCGCGCGGTGTGCGAAATTATCCTGATGATGGAGGAGGTATGAACCCCACCATCTACGTAATAATCCTGCTAGCCCTACTCGGCATTGCTGGCGAGATGGACTATCAGGACGAACTAAAACGAAAACCCCTACCAGGTGTTGTGCAGGGCTAAAACCTGTGTTAATTTGTAATTCTTTTAGAGGAAATAGCGATGAAAGATATGAAGCCGGTGACTTGGTTGTGTGAAGCGAGTGACGGCGAGAATGTATATGCAGCCGTTAATGAGTTTCAAATGAAAGAGTTTGAGCGTTTTGGCCGCAAGATAACGCCCCTCTACGCAATACCGGAAGGCCATGTGGTTGTTCCGGTTGAGCCGACGCTGCCAATGCTTGCAGAGCTTGGGTTTAATGGCGATGTAGAACTTGCCATTGGCCACGCAAATATTTGCGACGAGCTCCGGGAAAATTACAAAGCCATGCTCAAAGCAGCACAGGAGGAAGGGTGATGACATATGAAAGCGAACTCAGCAATTTTGTGCAGAGGCTTGTAGAAGATCCCCATGCAACTATAACCATGGGCCAGCTGCAAAACCTGGTAAACGACAAGAACGCAGCTCAGGCGCGCATACAGGAGCTAGAGGCGCAGATGGAGCGGTTGCGAGAGATCTTGAATACTGCCGTAAGCCTAATGGACGCTGGTTTTGACGATGAGGCATACGAAATTATGTCTGCTGAGGACTTATCAGAATGAAAATCACCCAGCACGACAAGCCGATCCGCGAAAAACGCAACCGAAAATACTGGTACGACGGCCAGTGGCTTAACGTCACCGAGCTGTCAAAGCACCCTGATTGCACGGTGCCGTATCACACGCTGTACCAGCGTCTGCACCGCCTCGATTACAGCGTGGCTGATGCAATGACAGCAAAAAAACATCACTAACGGCAATTGATTACAATCGCTGGCTGGCGTATTCTGTCAGACCAGCTAAGAGGGGATGCCGTGGAGTCGGATAAAATACACTACAGCCGCGAGGCAGAGCAGGCGGTTATCGGCGCGCTATTGCTCGATGACCGCAGGTTTCCAGAAGTCCGGGCGGTAATTGGCCCGGCAGATTTCTTTCTGCCTGAACATCAGCTGATCTTTAAAGCGATTGACAGGCTAGTTACGCGCGGCGAGATGATCGACGTTGTCACCGTCGCCGAATGGATGGACGGTGAAGAGCTAAAGAAGTGCGGTGGCGCTCAATATCTAAGCCACGTCGCAAATGTCACGCCGTCTATAGACAACGCCGAGTCATACGCAAAGATTGTCAAACGCGACTCGATCAAACGGGCTGCATTGGCAACCGTCAGCGACCTGTTTTTAGAGCTACAGAGCGACAATGATCCTACTGACCTGCTGCTGCAATTCCGCGACAAATCAGCCGAGATACTGGGTTCTACTGCCGCCGGAACATCGAATCTAGCGGATAAATTCCAGTTTTCGGCCCGTGAGGCGCTGGATACCGAGGAACCTGACTGGCTGATTGACGACGTGTTGCCAGCTGAGTCCATGACGGTGATATACGGCAAATCAGAGGCTTATAAAACTTTTATCGCCATGGATATGGTTTGCTCGATTGCAACCGGGGCCAGCTGGCACGGATTCGAGACGAAAAAAGCACCTGTGCTGTATGTCAGCGCCGAAGGTCAGCGCGGTATCAACTACCGCAAACGCGCGTGGGAAGTTAAACACGGGCGTCACGCCGACTGGCTTGGCATCCTTGGCCAGCCGGTAGACATGACCGACCCGACAATCGGTGTCAGCTTGACCATTGCGATTGAGCGTTTTGAAGAGCAATTCGAGGTGCGCCCGGCGCTGATCGTGCTGGACACGCTAAACCGTTGTTTTGGTGATGGTGACGAAAACAGCACTCAGGACATGACGCGCTTTATTAAATCGTGTGATGCGGTTAAGGCGGCTACCGGCGTGGGAATCATGATCATTCACCACAGCGGTAAAGATGACACCAAGGGCATGAGGGGGAACTCGGCATTGCGCGGCGCGGTTGATACTGAGTTTTTGGTAACGCGCCCTGACCCTGACGCCAGAAGCACGGTTTTCAAAAACACGAAAATAAAAGACGCCGATAGACCGCCTGAAATTACGTTTGACATGATGGTTCAGGAGATCGGCAAGCAGGACAAAAAAGGACGGGCCATCACAAGCTTGGTGCCAATCAAGTCGGACAAGCCAGTTTACCAGAGCGGCACTGACATGGTTGTAGACATGATTCAGCGAATCATTAGCCGTGGCCACGTACCATCCTATAAACTGGTGTATGACGACTGGAAAAACGCACAGCGGCCCGGAATGGATGAGAACGATCTTCGGTCGATGTTTGCAGACCAAGTAAAAGCCGCAAAAATAGGCGGGTTGATCATAGAGGAAAACGGGGGATTTAGGGTTTTATGATGGAGTTACGAGATTATCAGCAGGAAGTGCACGACGACTGCATGAGCTATCTGAAGCAGGAAAGCTATCGCGGCCCGGCTGTCATCAATGCGTCAGTAGGCGCTGGCAAGTCGGTACTTATCGCTGCTATTGCGCGCCACTGCTCAGGCGTCATGCTAAAGGATCGACCATGCCGGGCGCTGGTGATTCAGAGGCAAGGGGAGCTGTGCAAGCAAAACTCAGACGCCGCGCACGACTTCGGCGTTGTTCAGCAGTCGGTTTTTAGTGCCAGCCTGAACAGGAAAAGCGCGTATTACCCGGTCATATTCGGCACAGAGGGAACTATTGCCCGGTCGCTGCACGACACGTTCGCTAACTTCCCGGTCGATATTATCATGGTGGACGAGTGCCACATGGTCGACTACGACAGCGACGACTCTCAATTTATGCAGATCATCCGGCACTTTATCGCGCAGAATCCTAACGTGCGCATCTTGGGGTATACAGGCAGTCCGTACCGTGGCACCGAGTCAATCATTGGCAAATTCTGGACGCAGATGATCGGAAATATTAGCACAGATTGGCTGATCGACCGTGGCTGGCTGGTGCCACCGACATTTGGCTGGCCGGATGGCGACGACTCAGAGTTTGATTTCTCCCAGGTTAAAACCAAATACGGATCGTGGGAGTTCGACGAAAAACAGCTTGATGAGATTGTGTTTGGCGACCCAACAAAAACGCAGCGCATCATGGCCGAGGTGCTTCACAAGACCGAAGACCGCGGAGGCGTCCTGATATTCTGCACGTCAATCAGGCACACTCAGGAAGTGGCCAAGGCGTTGCCGCCCGGCAGCTATTGCATCATCACCGGATCAACGCCGACGGCAGAGCGCATGCAAATGCTCGATGATTGCAAGTCGGGACGAATCAAATACTGCATCAACGTGTCTGTGCTGACCACCGGGGTTAACGTGCCGCGCTGGGATACTGTTGTTTTTCTGCGCCCTATCGGATCGCTGGTTCTGCTGACGCAGGCGATTGGCCGGGGATTGCGGTTGTTCGATGGCAAGTCGGACTGCTTGGTACTCGATTACGGCGGTGTCATGCAGCGCCTAGGCCATCTGTACAACAACCCAATCCTCGAGGAGGCCGAATACGAGCGCGCCAAAAAAGAAGACGAAGACATGCTCACTTGCCAGGTGTGCGGCACTGAGAACAGCCCCCATGCCCGGCGCTGTCGCGGCCACTCTGACGAATCAGAGGACGGTCGATGTGAGTTCTTCTGGTCATCGCGTGAGTGCCCGTCATGTGGCGCCGAGAACGATCCAACGGCGCGCAATTGCCGCAAGTGCCAGCACGAGCTGATTGACCCTAACGAAAAGCTCCTGCACCGACCATACGATGAACAGGAGTGGGAGGCCGTCAAAGGCTGGCAATTCCGAATCTGCAAAAACAATAGCATAGAAGTCGAATATATGCTGACTGAGACGCGAGAAGATGGGAACCCGAAGGTTTACCTAAACCCCGGCAGTAAAAGCCGTGGCGCGCAGCAGGCGCTCAAGCAGTGGATGAGCGTAAACACTGGCGGCGGTGTTGGCTATCACTACGGCATTCTGGCTCGGCACAACCCATCAAGCGCGGCCCGGTTCGTGCTGAAATACTGGCTACAGCCGCTAAATCAGCCGACGCACATTAAGTACAGAATAAACGGCAAGGGCAAGTTTGTTGTCGGCCGGGTGAAACGCGAAGATAAAAAGTTTGACTAATTACAAAAGTGTAGTATTGTGAGTGTAAATAAACGAGAGGGAATCAAGATGGCAAGAGAGATTAAGTTTCGTGGCATGAATGCCGAAGGTGAGATGGTTTATGGCGATCTTCTCCGTGATTTACCAAATTCAACGGCATACTATGACGAATATCCATCGCGCATTTGCTGGCATGAGGGGCGGGCTATTTGCAATCAGCCGGTAAAGAAAGGAACCGAGGGTCAATACACCGGCCTGAAAGACTGCAATGGCGTGGAGATTTATGAGGAGGATGTCTTAAAGGATAAGCAACATGGCCTCCTGTGGATTGTTAAATTTAATGATCGTTGTTGCTTTGTAGCAGCAGAGCCAAATGCGCAATCCCCAGAGAATGTTCTTCTGGATGATTATGACTTTGAGGTAATCGGCAACTTCCACCAAAACCCAGAATTATTAAACCAACAGTAAGGAGGCCACCATGGCACATACAATTACAGGCAAATTAAATCGAGCGGCGAATCAGTTTGCCGCAGGGGAATCAACCGGGTTTGGGCTGCGACTTGGCGTTCGCTACTATGACCGAGAGACGCAGCAAAACGAGTGGACTAATTACGAGTGCGTAGTGTTCGCAAAAAACCCAAATCAGATTGCGTTCTATCAGACCGCTCTGGTCGAGGGCGCTATTGTTGAGGTCAGCGGACGCCAGCAGAAGATCAAGACGTTTGACGGCCAGAACGGCCAGAGCATTAGCATTGAGCTGCTGAATGCAGAGCTTGGCTATATCGGCACACCGGGCAACGAACAAGGCCAGCAGCAGGCGCCTATGCAGGGTATGCAACAGCCTCAGCAGATGCAGCAACAGCAGCAGGCATACCAGCAGCCGCAGCAACAGTATCAGCAGCAATATCAGCAGCCACAGCAAAACCAAATGCCAGCCGCTGGCGATACGCCGTTTTAACAAACAAGAAAAAGGTGATGTATGAGTAATATTATTCTAACTCCATTCAAGCTCAAGTTGCTGATTCACTTACACTGTAACCCTACAAAGCCTATTGATTCTCCGGCGCTTGGAGAAGCCATTAAGCAGTTTTTAGATAGTGGGATTGCCGTTGAAAACCCTGACTCAGAGCGCGGATACGACTTAACCGAGCGCGGATTTAGCTGGCTTCAGGATATCCTGTCGGTTCCGATTCCTAATTAACCAAACCGCCCCTTCGGGGGCGCAGGATTAACCCATGCCACTAGTTAAATCGCGCATAAAATACCTGTCGCCACTGGTACGGGTCTACAAATGCGGGCCAACGAAGAAAGAGACTCCGGAGCAGATCGACTACGTTTCGTGGCTGAAAATCAATCACCCAGTGTTGCGGGCCGCTGTTTTTCACGTACCCAATGAGGGTAATCACACAAAAGGCTACCGCTCCACTCAATCGAAAATGGGCCTGTCACCAGGAATCCCTGACCTGCTGTTTTGGTGCCTTCCGTTCGTGATCGAAATGAAGGCTGCCAGCGGATCGCTAAAAGAAGAACAAAAACTCAGACTAAATGAAGCCGCCGAAGATGGACAATTCGTGTGCCTGTGCTATGGTGCAGAGGCTGCCAAAGAAGCTACGGCGGATTTTTTAGAATGGTATAAAGAGAGGAAATAGAATGCTACCAATACAACAAGCTCAGCAGCTGGTAATGCAGCAAGAGCAAAACTTTAACGCGGTAAAAGCCGCTGATGAAATAAATTTTGCCCGCGAGGCGCAGTTTGCCTGTCAGGCGCTTGGCAATAACAGCTATCTGGCCAACATGGCAATCAGCAATCAGCAATCGCTCATTGACGCCGTGACCAATGTCGCTGCCATTGGCATTACGCTAAACCCGGCGGCTAAACACGCATATCTGGTTCCGCGAGACAAAAAAGTCTGTCTCGATATCAGCTATATGGGTCTGCTGCATATTGCGATTGAGTCCGGTTCAATTCAGTGGGGTCAGTGCAAAGTCGTGTACCAGTCTGATCAATACCGAAACACAGGTATCGACACCAAGCCGGTGCACGAGTATCAGGCGTTTGGTAATCGCGGTGACTGGGTGGGCGCGTACTGCGTTGTCAAAACAGCAGCGGGCGACTACCTAACGCATGAAATGAGCCGCGCAGATATTGAGGCAATCGCCAAGCGCAGCCCGTCATACAAAAAAGGAAGCGGCCCATGGAAGACCGACTTTTTCGAGATGGTAAAAAAGACCGTGGTCAAGCAAGCGTACAAATACTGGCCGAAGTCAGACCGCCTTAATGCTGCCATTGACTACCAAAACAACAATGGCGAGGGCGTCGAGATCGCCCACAGCAGCGAAAAACAGATCAATCTGACAGACACTCAGGCGGCAACCATTCGCGGCCTGTGTGAGCGAATAAACCGCACTGAGGATCAGCTGCTAATGTACCTGCCAAGCCTGCTACCGCGTGACATTTCCACGCTCGACGAAATGACCAAAGAAGAAGCCGAGCAGGTGATTTCATTCCTCAATCAAAAGGTGTCCGGACAATGAGCATCATCGACGATCTGAAGGCGAAAAAGGCGAAAGCCGATGCGATACTGGGCTTCGACACATTCGAAGCTGAGCAAGGCACTGACGATTGGCACAAGATGCGCCTTGGACTTATCACGGCATCCAATGCCGTCAAAATACTCGGCAAGGGCGCGACCCGCCAGACCTACATGAATCAGCTAATCGCAGAAATCTGCACCGGACAGCGCGAGGCCGACTTTAGCAACGCTGCTACCGAATGGGGCAATCTGAACGAGCCTTACGCACGACAGAATTATGAATTTCTTACAGATGAGACGGTGCTGCAGCTAGGGTTCCTGTATGGCGACGACATGAGAACAGGATGCAGCCCGGACGGCATCACCGCCAGTGGTCGCGGGCTTGAGATCAAATGCCCGTACACGACCAAATATCACATTGATTTCCTAGTTAACGGTGCTGTCAAAAAAGAGTACCAGGCTCAGGTGCAATTCAGCATGTGGGTAACAGGCATTGAACTGTGGGATTTTTGTTCGTTTGACCCTAGAATGCGCCGTGAGAATCTCCGCCGCCACACATTTGATCGATCAGATAAATGGATGGCTGATTTTGACAGCGCGGTGCCTGAATTCTGCCGGGAGCTGGATCAGAAGCTGGCACAAATTGGGTTTAAGTTTGGCGAGCAATGGAATATTGCTGAATCAGAGCAACAACAAACAGCGCCGCCGACTGACAGCGCGTTTGGGTGATGAATAGCGCGGTTTAATCCGCGCTTTTTATTAAAATGAAAATGCCGAGATTGCCCGGCATTTGAAAAGGTTTTATTGCGTCAGTGAGAAATCCACACTGTAACTGAAAAATCAGATGCAGTTGCATCCCAGTCTGAATCTGTCTCTATGATTACATGCAGATTTCGATCCCTAATAACTTGATCGTCGATAACATCTGCAATAGCAGTATAGCCAAAGCGATTGTTATTAGTTATGGTATGCCGTACTGATGTAGCCTCTGACCCGTTTTGTATCAGCTTTACGACGGCGCTGCCCGCCGCAGAAGATGACATATTGTTTACAGCAGTAGATAATGCTGTAATATTACCAGACCTCGCAATGCGGACACCACCAGCTATTGATAGACCCTCCCCGCCTCTGGGTGATAATGTTGTTGTAGAGTTAGCCGCTATATTCTCCGCGTAAAATGTTATTGCTGTCAGACCGCTACCGATGGGATTGACGATAAAATCTGGATCTTTAGCGAGATTAACCCATCGCGTCACTGCTCCGGTTGAGAATACATTACTAACTATATTATTGTTTGCTCCAAAAGAATTTCGTACTAGAGCGGTAGTATTCGTGCCTTCATGCCTCAAATTAATAACTTTATTACCTGAGCATTTACCGTTGTATACCTCGTATACAGATGTGTTATCAAATTCTACATGCTGTGACTGAGTTAGTGTTATTGTCGTTGACGTGTTGCTTTGTATTAAACCGACGGTGCCAGCCCCGGAACCGGATATAATCCGCAGAGTGCCGTTAGATAGCACTGGGAATGATGCTGTATTGTCTGTCAAACTACTTGCCGTACCAGACGTTGCAGTGCCTGAAAATGATGCCGGTATATCGCTGAGATTGAAAAAATAATCACCGATACTCTCAGCACCTATGTTAGTGAACATATTGGAATTACCCGCTTGTATGTCGAAAACTGTGTTAAATGCCGCGGCTCGCTTAATATTTGATATAACGTTAGAATTAGGAGCGTCCAATCGTGTTGGGTTGTTTAATACAAACCGAAACGCAACACAGTCCGATGTAGGGTTGCCGGGAGACCATGCACCTGCTAGGAATAGATCGTCGAATGAATTGTAGTAAGGTGCAGAACCCACTCCATTCCCCGCTCCGTAGAATGCTACAGTATAATCTGCTAATAACTGTACTAGTAATGATGAAAAATTTGCTCCTTGACATCGATCAAATCTGATCCCAACTGTATCTTGATTGTTTACTCTGAGGGCAATATTGCTCACGCCGTTATAGCTGTATACATCGTTAACAGTATCTGTGGTAATAGCAGCTTCCCCCGGAGATCCAAAAAAATTAATAGTGGTGTTTGACTCATCATCACCTATTAATTTTACCCACGATGATTTAAAAACTAATGGGGAATTAGTGCGGAAAAATCCTTTACCAAGTCTTACCGTACCACCGGATTCAGTGAATATTGTCGATGTACCGAAAAAATCAATAGCGGCTTGTATTGCTGGTTGGTCGTTAGAGATATTATCACCCTTTGCACCGAACCACTCTACGAATGCCGAGCCATTAAACCCTCGAACCCACGCCCCTGTAGTTCCAGATGGATCAGACGGAAACGCAACGTAAATACCGGTCAATGTGTCTGCTGAAACCTCTGCCGAATAATCCCCATATTTAGCGGTAAAAATACCGCCGCCCTTTGGCTGCTCCGGTGCTGCTGTTGCGTTATACCCAGACAAACTTACCTGCTGCCCATCAAACAGCGGCTCAAGCGCTCGAAGATCAGCTATAGTGTCTACGCCGCTTACAAAATCACGCACTTGCCAAACCTGCACATTACCACTGGCAATGTCATCGCCGGGAGTTGCGCCGCTGGTGTACGCCGTCAGCACCACGTACCAAGTGCCAGATGACTCCCATAGGTCATTAACCTGGTAGGCGGTGCCAGTCACCCATGCCCCGGTGTTGTTATACGCTGCGTAACGCTGCATTGCTGCCTGCCATGGAAGCAGCTGTTTCCCGGTGCGGGTTTCTACGGTTCCGGAGTCCTGTTGCAGTAGACTGTCAAAATCACTAGCATTGCGTTTTGCGACATCAAAAGCGCTGGATGGTACTGGATCATTAAGTGGCATTCTGTAAACCTTTAATAGTTGGCACGATTATTGCCATTTTAGCTTATTTCAAACACGCGTGCATCGTAGGCGCGCAACTCTAGCGTTACCGTTCCATCGCGGTCACCGTTTTGTTTTCCGGTTACGAACCAGTCGTAATAATTATCAGACTCAGCTGGGCCAATGATTATTCGTGATCCGGTCTGGCTGACCTCGTAGTCTGCGGCGTATGCGCTGCTGAAATCATATGTTGTCCCGTCCAGCTGGAAAGGGTCAATCTCAACCGACTGCCCGGAGCCAGATAAAACCCTAAACGGGCCTATCACATCCCCATCAGACGTTGTGATGTGCGCGTAATAGTCCTCTCCATCAGGCAATGCGACATCCTCGGAAAGCGTTGCTATTGTCGCGCTATCAACTGATAAAATCTCAGCATCAACCGTGGCGCCATCAAAAATATTGGCCACTTTCACGCGGTCTCCAAGTCCGACTAAATCGCCATCTGATAGCACATCAACGGTTGCCGTTCGGTTGCTGTAGATCAGCTCTCTCAGTTCAAGCTCTGCCCTGTCTGTGGCCTGCCTGTCGTTTGAGCATCCAACCAAGTCTACCTCAAGCATTCGAGAACCTTTTCCCTCCTCTGATATTGTTCCAGTTCCGGCGGCATAGGCGACAATGTTTTGGTATTGGTTGGCGTTGTAGTCAGCAACAAATGCCGACCCATCGGCCACGCCAAATCCAAGCGATAGCAGCCGAGAACCAGAACCAGAAGCTGGCGCTATCGTGGTCGTTGCGAGGTATTCAAGCCCGCCGTTACCTTGGTAGTCCGTAGCGTAAAGGTCGCAGTTAATTCCACTCTGTCCGTCGCTGTAATATCTAGGGTTGAATCGGTTGCCGTCTATAAAGTAGTTGCCCAGCAGCTCAGAAGCGCCGTTCGTTTCGCTGGTGAACACCAACTGAGCGCCGGTATTGATGCGGCGGTATACGTGCGCTTCTTTGCCTGTTACTGGGTCGGTGTATTTGACATCGACCGAGTCATGGTCAAGCGGCTTCCGAAACGAAAACGTCTGCTTCAGCTCTGACGATGCTGCGATGTTGCGGCGGTTAAAAATGGCGGATGGCAATTTCGCTTCCTTTCGACTGAATCGCCATTGCCTGCCGTCCTGATACGCAACCACCCGAGCAGGATTGCAGGCGGTGTATATGCGCTGACCAAGGGAGACATCCTCGTCATCAAACGTATAGTTGAATTCCAGCAGGTCGCCAAAAAGATTGATTGAATAGCTATTGCCAATACTGTCACGAATTTCCTGTAGATCATCTAAGTTGCAATGGCGCTGTATTGCTGCTAAATCCTCGCCGTATGTTAGTGCCATATCTTCAAGAATTGAGCTGTCAAATAGCAGATTTTCTCGCTGAGTGTCACGCGCAAATGAGCCATCGACAACAGCGGCAGGAGTTAGCTGTTTTTTGGTTGCTATGCAATTAATTTTGCGGCTGGATTGGGCAATGTTGACGAAATCTGATTTAACCTCGACATCCAACAGCTGGTAGTTTTCGCCCATCTGCCCGGATTTATAATTGATCATCTGATAGATAGTTTCGATGGCCGTTTCCGATACCGAGCTGGTATCATCGTTATCCGTCCTGCGCAATCTGATTTGCGGCTTCCCTGTGTTGGCCGGGATAAATATCTGCCCGCTGCTTGTTGCGCCGTATGTTGATCGTGTTTGCCCCAGAATCGACAGCGCCGCCGTGGTATCAAATGTATCGCCAAATGTCAGTGTAGGATCAACAATGCCGTCGGCGTCCCGAGTCTCGATTTCTAGCTCAACAATGCGGCCGCCGCCGCTGTCTGTTACCAATCCCTGCGGGAATTTAAAGTTCAGGTGCAAATCATGGAGACTTGACAGCTCTTCCGGTTTGTCTATTGTCGCCCAGTCAGTCCAGCCGGTACCTGTACCGTCTCCGGCTGATACGGTTCCCGGTGTTGCTGGCGAGTATGCCCGGTAAACTTGATCGGTAAACGGAGCGCCTAAGACTGGAATCCAAATGGCGTCTCGAAATTGCTCCTCACTGCCGCTGAGGTAGGTCAGAAATGTATCTTTTACAATCGAGCGGCTTCTGTCTATTTGGTATGTTGCATTGCCGCCGGGCATACCTGAGATTGTGACCTGAGACGCCTCATACAGATTTAGCAGCTCAGCAAAATCTGCGTTATTGTCATAAAGGTTGAAATCGCTGAATATCCTGAATACGTTGCTGAGAATCACGTAATTTCCAACAGGAATTTGAACATCCCACTCATCATACCGCAACGCAACCATGCGCAAATCCTGCACACTCAGGTTATTCGGCGCAAGCAGCCGGTTGTCATCCAGCTGATAGATTCGGTACGGGTATACATCATCAGGTTGAACCGCCCCGGTTCGAGCCGTGTAGTTTGCGCCGCTGATGTCATCGATTAGTGCGTCATTGTCTTTAACATCGGTAACAACAGTCTCTCCGCGAGTGATCATAAACCGCTCACGCACATAGCGGCGACCGCCGACATAGGTATACCACGCCTGTTGGACTAAATCTGGGTATGATCGCACCCTGCCGCGAATATCGGGATGACCTTGGCCCAGTCGCGCCACATTGGTCTGGCCGCTGGCCTGGTTGTTAGAACTGGATTTTTGCGCACCCTGTTGATTGGGCTTCTCAGGTTCCGGCAGCAGGGCGTAGGTCACAGCGGCGGTAATGACGGCGATAAGGATGGCCGTGGTGATTGGCTCGCCGGAAATCACCGGGATTGCATAATACTCGCCATCTTCGACTATCTGGTCAGGGTGGATTTTGCGCTGGCAGCAGTCGTAAAATTCGTAGTCACCCTGTACCGACGAGCCAATACGGCCCCGGTACTGGGTTGAGTATTTTTCAGCTGTGATTGGGTTTGTGCAGATCCAAAGTGTAGCCACGGACATCTCCATAAATGCGCCGGAATGCGCTAAGGCGGTGACGGAACACCTGCCCCGGCTTGCGCTCGTTTCCGGCTGCATGAATTACATAGTTGTCCAATTTTACACCTATATGATGTGGCGCGCCATTTGCAAAGCAGCATAGTACGACACCGTCCTCGTCTGGCGTCCAGCTGTCGACCTCTTGGAAGAATCCGTCACTAAACGCCATGCCTTGGTAGGGTGGCAATATGGTGTTTTCGACGTTGGCATAGTAGTGCCAGACCAGCCCCCAGCAGTCAAACGTGTCGGGGCCGCATTGATGCAGCCGCCACGGCTTACCAATAACACTAGCCGCCCATTCGTGTTTATTCATAAGTCGTCCAGCCCGGGGAATTCTTCGGTTGTGTAAATCGTTGCAACCCTGAAATTAGCGGCATTTTCGTCAGCAGCTACCAAGGACACATCCATGCCGCCAAGGTTGATTGAGTCAATAGAATATTCGTAAATAGCCTGCGGGCCAGAAATTCCCTCTAGATACTCACGGTAAATCATTGCGGCCGGAGTCAGCCAGTCCAAGCCGTCAATCTGCTTAATCAGCTGAATAACATTGGTACCGACTCGCGGCAGGTTAACCGTGATGGCCGACTGTTGGTTTTCCACCTGATCCGGTCGCGGCGCACTGAACAGCAGGGGTTCAAAGGTTACCGTTTCTCCGGGGTTGCGCTCTGCGCCAGCCTCTATCAGAAGTTGCTGGGATACCATGTCGCGCACGTAGCGCAGAACACCAATTCTCGGGTGATAGATTTCCAGCGTCTTAAATAGCGCCTGACCGACTGGCTTTTGCGTGTGAAACTGGCTTAGATTAAATGCTGTCATCGGGCCACTCTACGTTAATCATTAGGTCAAGGTCGCTCAGCTCGCTGGTGCGCAGTAGCGCCCAGTTTGCATCATCAGCCAGCGTTGCCGTGCTTTCTGGACGCGTCAGCTGCCGGGCCTGAACCTCGCATTCAAACGTGAACAAATCCGCCTGCTGACGTCTAATCTGTGGCGAGCCAGGCATAAACCGTACAAGGTGTTGCAGATAGCCCTGCTCCACCCAGATGCTGAAATAAAACCAGCGGCCCCGGTTGGCATCTGCGAACGCCTCGAATATTGCCACGTCATGTGCGTCATAGGTCAGATTAAACGACCACGTTGGCACCTGCTCGCGTGTGTACTGTTCAAACGCTGGCGGCTCGCCCTCAATTATCCGGCTGGACAATTCGCGGCGCTTGCCTTGGCGCAGAGCTGGGCGGAGTGAGGCGGGAAAGGTGTTAATTGGCACGAGTCACAACCTTTTTCATGGCGTCACCATTGCGCTGTGCAGCTCTGCCACCTCAGCAGCTGAAAGAGTTGCTGCAAGCTCTGCGCTTCTGCCGGTGCAGATTAATGGATCGCCCCCATCATAGATGGCGTATTGCTCTGTGCGCGTGCCAATATCGGCATTTACGTTTGTCAATGCTGGTGCGGCCAAGAAGCCAACCTCGACGCCATCCACATACAGGCGAATAAAATCATTATCCGCCGTATAGATTATGGTGTGAATTCCGTCAGGAATTGTATAGGCAGTATCAAAAAAGACATTGAGATTATAGGCGCACTGACACCTAATTGCTGCGTTAGATATTTGAATGAAATTTGTTCCCGTATTTCCAATGCCTTTGTAAATCTGAGTGTTGAATGCGGAGGCTGCTGACAGGTCTGACCGAACATCAACGGTTACAGCCAGCGTTTTGGAGATGGTGTTTTGTCCTGAATCAATCGAAGATGCAAAGTCGTCAGACACCAGCGGCAGATTAAAAACAGAGCCGGGATACTGGATGGGGCAAACTCTATTTCCTGAGGTTGCGGCGCGGAAGAATGCCAATCCGTCTTGCATATAGAATGGTTTTGCGCGTGGCGATGTTGTCGTATCTTGGAGGGCAATGACGCCGTTTCCAATTAATGACTCAGTGACTGAGTGATTAAAATCAACCGCTGACAGAGCGTTTTTGTCAGCAAGAAAAGATTCCAGCTTGCTTCCGCCGCCAGCATTCTCGTTAACCACGGTTTTAATTTCATTCATAGCAGCAGCCAGTTCTGAACCAGTGGTGCCGTTCGTCGGGCTTGCTACAATATCAGGATACGTTAATTCAGCCATTATGGTACTCGTGTGTCCGGTGTTAATGTTCCAGTTGGCAGCAGCTCGTTAAAGCGCCCAAACAGTCCTGTCATTATAACCGCGCTGTCATCCGGCACAAACGCACGAGTCACAACCTCCATACTGTAGCGCACGCTGGCGGCGTCCTCGCTGGTAAGCTGAGGCACGCCGTCGGCGGTGAAGTGCACTTCCTGTTCAAACAAGCCCGACGGGGTGCTATACGTTAACTGAAACCAGTCGTTTTCGTGCTCATAGCACCAGGCGTCAAAATATTTAGCCAGATCGCGGCGCACAATGACATCAAAACCGATTATCTTAACCGCTGCGCTGAATTGCTTGATGCTGTATCCGTGACCAACAGCCGGGGCTGCATCGCGGAACATTTCGCTGCGTTCGACGCTTTTTGACTGAACCAGCACCTGCGCGGGGAAATACACTGTCATCGCGTCTTCCTTGTCAGGTTAGGGTATGCGCCCTTCATTGCGCGGGACATCGGCCCGCCCTCTGCCATGTCAGTCCTGAACGTGTCGATAGTGATGTATTTCCCGTCAGGACTAGCGTTGGCAGTAGCGCCAACACCGGGTGCGTTATTGACGTTAATCGTCACGCCGCCACCCATGTTTTGCATCTCGTTTGCAGGGATTACCTCGCCGCGACCGCCGAGCATCTGGATATACTCACGGCCACCAGTCGAGAATTTATAGCCCTCTGTGCCTGTCTCATTAACCCGGTACGCCGAATTAGGATCAACACTGCCGCCAGTCTGACGGCCAGCGAATGTTTCGCCCACTGCGATTCCGCCAGCTATTCCAGCTGAAATATAGCCAAGCGTTAAAATGGTGTTGCCCAGCGGTGTTGCGGTGCCGCCTGCAGCCTCTGAGTTGCGGTGAGCGTCAACGATAATATTTGCTACTGCAATTGCTTGGTTTGCCAAAAAGATGGCTTTTGCCAGCGCAGTTTGCTCTTTACCAGCAGCCGCCATCAGGTTGCTGAGCTGCCCGAAAAACTGACCGTATGCGTTTATCTCGGCCTGCTTCTGCGCCAGCCTTGCCGCGGCCTGCGCTTTCTCGTCATCGGTGCGCTTTTTGTCGATCTCGGCCAGTTTTTGAGCGTGCAGCGCCTTGGCTTCTATCTCAGCTTGGTCGTATGACTGGCCAATATCAATTTCTTGCTGGCGGGCAATTTCAATAGCCTCAAGCCTAGCCTGTAGCTGCTCATTGGCCAGTGTTTGCTCGTCTTGAAATTGCACCTGCTGTTGTGCGATTACCCCAGCGGCATAGCGTGCACGTGATTCCAGCTCTGCTTGGCGGCGACGCTCCTGCTCTTTAAAGTAGTCATCAAGCGCAAAGTCCTGACCTTCAGGAATTGGCGTCTCTAAATCTTTTGCGATCCTCTCACGCATTGCCGCCGTCTGCTGCGCGATGAGCCTGCCATTCTGCTGGATGCGGGTGCGGGCTGCGTCAACGGCGTCACGCGTGCCGCTAAGAAATCCAATTTCAGCGCCTGTGATGTCCTCGATAGCATCGCGCGCATCATCACGCACGCTACGGACGGGTGAACGCAAGTCCTTTAACGCCTTGTTTAACGCGCTGGTTTCCTTCTCAAGCTCCTTGATTGTCTGTGCTTCGGTTGGCTTAGTTAGCTCGTCGCGCAGCTCTTGTATTGCCTCTTTTACGCGATCCGTTGCGTCTTCTGCATCAAACAACGACGTAATAAACGGCCCAGCAATAGCGGCAGTGATACCAGCAACCGCGCCGACAAGCGGGAATCCGAGGACGATACCAAGGTCAGCCGCTTGCTGTGATAGCGCCACAAGCGCAGACTGACCACCCTGCACCTGTCCGACAAATTGCTGAATTTGAATGCCAGCCGCGCCAGCTTTTCGACCCATGCCGCCAAGGTTTGCGCCAGTCTTTTTTGCGGCCTGATCAGTGCCGGAAAATGTTTTTTGAACCTGTAGATTTTGAGCCTTCAGATTCCGAAACGCATCAATAGCTTCACTGGTGTTTACATCAACATCATAATAAATCGTGCCTTCGCCAGCCATTATTCCCACCCTACCGCTTTCAGGAGTGCGTCAGTTTTTTCGTTTTCTTCGGTCATGTCTACGAACCGCTCAGGATTCATAACTTTTAACGCCTGATGGTATTCGGCCATGGTCATATCTTCGGCTTCGGTCTTGCTGATTTCCAGATTCTGTGCGATGGCAAACACGAAGTCATAAGCGTTAAATTTGCCGCTACTGAAGCTATCCGTGTCTGATTTTTTGTCGACAAAATTAGAGACGCCACACAGGCCGTTACGCAGCAGAGCCATAGCGATAACCACCTGTTCATCCTGATCCATAATGCCTGGCACGTAGACGGTTCCGGCGAATTCGCCATCGTGATAAATGTCTCGCTTATAGCCAGTGAGATTTAGTGCGTCTTCATCGCTGCCAGTGAAAAATGCCCACAGCACAATTGCAGCAGTACCATAGCGCACATCATCAATTTCAGAGCGCAGATCATCCCACTGGTCACGAATGCCCCAGTCCTGCTCTAGCTCATCCATGCGGCGAAAAGAGGGGCGAAAGATATACTCCCGCCCCTCATGGTGCACGCCGACCTCACCAGACGCGATACGGGCCATTATACTAAATTGGCATCCGTAATGGTCACATCACCTGTAACCTGCAGGTCAATGCTGAATGATACGGCGGCATCGTTTGTACCTTCACGATTCATACTGGTAACGATCGCGTCAAAAACATAGGTTCGAGTTTGTGCAACACTGGCGGCATCAGACTTTGGACGTACAAGCTCAACAGTGATTTTGCGCTCCGTCTCGCTCTGTGTTGACGGGTCGTTATAGAACGCCTCCAAGTCGTCAATGACGGATGCGCGAGCTGCATCGGTGCCAGTAAACACTGAAAAGCTGAACGTGTCACCAATGTAAGATTCGATGTACTCGCGGCGTTGGCCGGGTGAGTCATCCGCTGTTACGTCGATTGTGTCCAGTGTTGAATTGTAGGTTTTTGACGTAGCACGACCGACACGCTCAAATGTTGATGCGCCAGCGCCGTAGCCAATAGAAAGGGCAAATTCGCGCCCGGTAAATGCAGTCATTTAAAAGACCTCGTTTCGTGTAGTTTGCGTTTCGATGGTCAGCATATAGCAGTGCCGATCATCGGATACTTTGAATGGCATTATACCGCCAATGCTGCGCTTTTGATAGATTGGCACGGAATCTGCATTAGCATTGAAAAACGATAGCAACGCCTCGGCCTTGGTCTTTGCCGTCGCTGGCGAGTCAGAGCCAAGCCCGCACACCCATACCTCGACAACTTGACGCTGAATGATTCCGTCATCGATGCCGCCCGCTCCGGTTGGCCGAATGCAGATAATCCGCTCGCTCTGTTGCTCCCGGTAGAAATCCAGCTGCACCGTCCAATCAGTCGCCAGTCCGGCGTCTAAGAGCTCCTGCCGCAGCGCTTGTGTTATGTCAGTCAATTCTCATTTCCTCGCGTATGATCGCGTCGATTTCGTCAATGCCATCGCGTTCAAAACCTTTTTTCAGGAATTCATCTTCAGCGCCCGGCTTCTGCCAATTCTTCGGGCCGCCGTCGTGAACGAATTTCGCATAGCTGGCGGTGTATCCTACTCGCCCGGTAAACCCGGTCTGAGTGTTGATGATCTGAGTGAAGCGGCTGTTAATCAGGTTTGCGGTATCCACCGGGGTCAGCTCTACGGCATACTGCTGGCCGATGATCAGCGCCTTGGTAATGGCCTGCCTTGCCTTGCGTTCGCTGATGTCTTTGACCAGTATTTGTTCCAGATTCCGGTTAACCTGTGCTATTCCGCGAACTGGCATAAATCACCCGCAGTAGATGGTGTAGTCGTCGCCACCCTGTCGGGGCAGATTCTGCTGTCGCCGCACTGCGCGAACTGGCCGGGCATCTGTCGTTGGCTCTGCTGATGCGGTGTTATCGCCAAGCGCCACGTAGTCGCCACGATTGACAGCTGATTGCGTGTAAAACGTCCATGACGGCACAAACTGCACGCCGTCATTGTCCGACACGGTGCGGCTGTTCTGGTCGTACTCGCAGCTGATTGTGTACGGCGTACCGTATACCGGAGTACCGTAGCCGTCGTCAGATTCCGTCACCGGCCACACCGTCAGCGGCTCAGTCTGAAATCGTGCGCTAATGCGACCCATTAGATACCCCGATAAAAATGTCAGCGCCAGCGGATGACAGCTGATTGAGAATGCAGCGGTTTGTGTCAATGGTCTTCAGCAGGGCATAGTTAGCACTGGCCTCTCCGTCTTTATAGCTCACGCTGGAACCGTTAGCGCTGGATTCACTGGCAACGGTGGATGATCCCAACGCCTGCTCCAGCAGGTATGCAACACCAGTCAACTTCAGTAGCGTTTGTTGTTCGGCTGGTACGCCATATGCGTCTAGGCAGTCGTCAGCGCCGTTGATCTTGCTGATCATGCCGTTGATTAGCACGTCAGATACTGATCCGGTCAGCCCCGGGTAATTGTCGCGCACATCCTGCGCCGTGATTTGTTCGGCCATTATGAAACCGCCTTATATGCAATGCCGCCGACCACGGCTGCCAAGGCAATGCCGCCAGATACTCGCATAATGATTGACCACACAAAGCCAATTTTCCCTGAGTTTCCGATCTGCTCGCGCTCTACCGTTCGCAGTCTGTTTTCGTGATCGTCTAATGTTTTTACGATTGTCGCGTTATTTTCATCATGGCGAATCATGGTTTCGGTAAACCGGTCAAGCGAGCTACAGAGTCTACCCACCTGCACATCGATACTATCCAATTTATGTTCCACGGCTGCGAGCCTCTGTTCTGACATGCCTGTAATCCTCATTGGCATAAACTTTGCTTAAATTTCATTCATTATAAACCGCTTGACGCCGTGTGTCATTGTGCTATTGTCGTTACAAACAAAGGAGAGCCAACATGAATTTAGAAGATCAAGCGTTATTAGTAATGGATGAGCCAGAGGCCATGTCGGCTTTCTGCCAGTGGGCGTTCGGCAATAGCGACCAGTTCTGTGATGATGCTGAGGCGTTGATGGTTGCCATTATCGGCGGATCAATCGCAGCAGATAGCGCTCAGGTAATCGGTGACCGTTCATTCGGTCTGCTCAAAAAATGGATTCAGGATGGACATTATGATGAATTTGTTAAGGAGAACCAGGAATGACAGCAAAGCATGAAGCGCAACGGGAAAAGCTGGCGGCTGATGTCGCCGCCTTTTTGGAGTCAGGCAAGGAAATTAAACAGGTTCCGCTAGATGCGACTGGCGACCGTTTTCTTATTGCCGCTATGGCTGGACTTAAAGCGCCAGAGAGGCGACAAATCACCATCAAGCCAAGCCATCTAGACTTCAGAAACCGGAGTAAGCGCGATGCCTAAATTAGACCACCGCCCGGCGGATGTTAATCATCTGAATGCCTGTGCCTGCAAAGACTGTCAGAAATTCATTAGGAGTTCCTGTGATGCAGACCTGTTCGCTGATGTTGAGTTTGCCAGCGCCGTGTTCTGGGGTTGGTACGATAATGCGAAATCGGCGGCAAATCACCGCCGCTCCTGAGCGTTCGACCAATTAAACGAACCTGTAATGACTCCCACGGATGTTCCCAGCGCGGCAAACACCGTGGGGTCTGGGTTCCATCCCATGCCTAAACAGGCACAATACATCAGCCCTAGCGCCGCAATGGCGCTCAGGCTGGTTTTTAGAGCATAGATTTTACGCTGGCCAGGTTCGATCATGTTGAGCTATAAACCTCATCGATAATAACAGCGAAATCATTGGCAGTAGATGAGAAGTCATCTGTAACCATTCTGATCTTAAAAGTTCTGACTATTCCAGCATTGGTTAAACCGGAAGGTTCCTGCCCTCTTTTAACTATAGTTACATCAAATTCGATATAGGTATAGTTTCCGGGGGTGAAATCTAACACCTCTACAACACCATTGTTGGAGTCCCCATCAATGATGGAAAATATTGGCCTATCCTGATCCCAAGTTCCACTAGAGCCGGCCGCATCCCCAGTATACAACCTCACTGAACCCTGAAGATTAGCTGAAGTTGAGGTGTCTGAATCAAAACCGACCTTTAATGTGTAACCATCATTAGAGTTGCCGTTTTTACGGTACATAAACTGGTAATCACTGTCACCCAGATTATGCTGTACCCAGTTATTTGCATTGATTGTATCGTAACCAAAAGTTCCGACAATCTCAGCCTTCGGTTTTTTGGAGTCAACCTGAGTTTGAATCGGGTCAATTTCTGCAGTCAGGTCAGCATAGGTGACAAAATCCGTATCCGTTATGGCAGCTATCGTTGCCGGGCCTTGCGCAGCTAGGCGCACTCTTTTGCTCGCTGGGTCTAATGCTATCCCCACCAGATTTGTACCGTCATTGGCGGTAACCCCAGCAGGTGAGGCCTTGAACTGGTAGCCGCCATACTCGACAATCATGTCCAGCTCTTTGTTGTGTTTTGATGCTGGTGTCCATTGGTTTGCACCGGAGCCAATAGCAAAACTGATTGGCGTTACACTGCCGTCCATGTCGGAATTTGCGCGGTATTGGCTGCCTCCGACATAAACAGTCTGCCCAGCTGTATACACACCGCTTGGTGTGTGTGTTGTTAGTGCGAATACAGGATCTGACATATTATCGATCAGCTGTTGTAGATTCGCCGTCTCGGCTTGCAGGTCAGCAACATCCTTAGTCAGGCCGCTATTTGCGTCACCAACCGCCGTAGCGGCACTGTCCGCCGTGGTCTGCGCCTGCTGCACCGCCTGCTGGGTTGCGAACGGAGTGAAATCACCTGATGCCATATTAAACCTCTACTATTCCAGGTACGCCGTTTTGCACAGCGAAAACGTATTTTTTGCCGTCTGATGCGTCGGTCGCAGGAACCATGTCGGCCTGATAGTCGTCAAATTCAGGATTGACGCCGCCAGAGCGACCATTGAAGCTGACTACCGATGTCGCAACAGTGCCAATTTGTTTCCAGTTGGCAGGAATGGACGGGTCTTGATTAGCTTCGATGCCCCATGTCTCGCCTGTATCCTGCTGGATTGCAATTTGCGCCCCGGTAGACTGAGGAATGGCTATTCTAGCCGCCTGATCTGCCACGATTTTAATAGCCGTCGGGCTGATAGCCACGTTAACAACACCGGAGCCGTCAATCTGCAATGTCCCGCCGATTTTGATGCCGCCCAGCTCAGAGGATGTGGCAGATTTCAGAGTCAGCACTCGACTGGTTACGGTGAACGAGTCAGAGTCAACATCACTGGCTTTTAGTACCTGTTCGTATGTGCCGCCAGACACCCAAGCGTCCAGATTGCCAGTTGCGCTGTTCACACCCACGGACACCCAGTGGTTGACGCTGGTGCCGTTATATGAGGAGAACACCAGCTGATGCTGGCCGCTGCCGTCAACCCACTGAGTTTGAATAATGCTAGCCCCGGCGCTGGTAAAATCAGCGGCGGCCGGAAGGTCTTGCGGCTTTAATGCAAGCCGCTTTCTTACCGTCTTTTGTACTAATTCGGATGATTTAAAGCCCATTACAGCGCCCCCGCGTCATCTTGATCTATTTCGCGGTACAGCCAGTTGCCCGCATCGTTTTTGTAGAACTCGAAATAGTCGTTTTTGGTGTTCAGCTCCACGGTGCCAATCGGTGCCGGGAATATGATAAAACAGCTATTCGCTCTGAAACTTTCAGCGGCGTCAAACACGCTAAACGCATCCACCGCATTTACGTTCACCGTTAGAGTGACCGCCCCGCCTGTTGTGTCCACTGCATACGAGCGCTCAACATCAACCGTTGCACTGGTGTCGAAATAATCAATGTCGTAGTTCTGCCCGGTAATATCCAGCACCGACCAGTCATTAACATTGTCATGCTCGTATGTAATTATGTATCGGTGATTGTCCTGCCCGGTAAATGACGACTGGCCAGCAATAGTGAATCCGTCAAGTATCAGCGTTCCAGCCCCGCCGTTCATGCTCAGTTCTAGCGTGTCACCCTCACGGAACTGATTGGCCGGGGCTGAGAATCGCACTGTATAAGCGCCTGTGTATTCGAACAGATTGTGACGGTTCGTGTACAGATCGTTCAGGGTATCCAGCACCACGTCTGCATCAACTCGACGATATTTGCGGTTAACGTCTCTCAGGTCTGCCAGTGGCAGGCGTGTAGCATCATGCCCGGTAGCCTGAAGGAACGGGTAGAACATCGATCCGTAGCCAAGGTCAGCTGTCACGCCCTTCAGCTTCATCCCAGTCAGGTCGGTGGTTTTCAGCTCAACGCGGTAGGTGATCGGGTCTTCATTCTCGTCGACCTCGACAACTGACGCCTCTTGAATCGGGATTGTGAATTTCCCGGTCACACCATCACGAATCAGATATTTTGCACGAGGGTCTGGCTCAGCTGGCAAGGCGTCGACCACATAGACGCCGAAGCCTTCAATGTAGTTTGTCTCGGGAACCAGTTTACGGACGGATTTAAAGCTACCGCCCACATTTTTAAAAATGGTCAGCTGGAAGTTCTCAATCTCACCCGTTGACTCAAAATGCAGAGAATCTGCGATAAACTCAAAATCACCATCATAGTCAAACGTCACCACCTGCCCGGCGCTTGTTTCTGGGTTGAGTGTATTGAGGTCGATAGTGATCAGCTCTTTGGCTTCCACTCGTATGGCAGGGTTGTATCCGGCAGGGTCTATCTTGACCGACGGCAGAACTCGTGCGCGGCCATCGGAGTTACGCTTAAAGCCGATCGACCCGGCGTTGTCCGTTAATACAACCTCCTCGCCCACATCGATGGATTCAGAGCCAACGGCCAGATTGCTGAAAAATGACGTTCCGTCACTCAGTACGCGACCGCCTGAGTCGGTAGGAGTGCGGTCAGGCCCGGACACAGAAACGATAGCGCCATCAGGTAGGTCGGAAAAATCAACGCCTGAACCTGGCGGGCCTTGAAGCACGCTTTCGACGCTATTCCATGCGCTATTTTGACGCTGGTAAAATATGGTAGGATTGGTGCCGACGCGCACCAAAAGGAATTCATCTCCGTCATAAGCTGCCAGCCACTGCGGGTCAGTGTACGCTTGCAGCGCGGCAAGATCGACAAATTGATTTGGCTCTGGCCCTATGCGGAATCCTGCGCCTTCGCTGCCGTCACCTTGAGGATAACTCGGCATATTGTTTAATCTCCAGTATCGTAACAAATACGCCCGGATAACTAACCCGAGGTATTGGGTGTTTGCTCATGTTGTCGTAGATTATACCATCAACGTCGAGCGCTGCGTGTGCGCCTTCTGCTCGAACTATGTACCAGACATCGCCGCCAATTTGGCGCTGAAGGGTAAATGCAAAGTCCTCGCAGTCGCCCTCGAATGGCTGGTCTATTCGGTCGTACACTCGCAGCTCGTTTTCTACGTCTGGCACGTATTTGAAATTCCAAAGCGCTTCACGGTGTGCTGATTGCTGCGGCGTAGCGCATCCGGTAATCAGTATTGCTATTGCGATCAGTGCGTATTTCATGGTGTATCTCCTCTGTGTATAGAGTCAGAATACACCATTGTAGGCGCTACGCAATAGGCAGCACCTGATCAGCTGATTCCCATGGCGGAACAGCCAAGTCCTGCCCTTGCCAGTCGCCGCCATAACTACGCTCAAACCGCCCCCAGTCAGCCGCAGCGCCGTTGGTGTAGGTGCCGTAACCATCCACCCTTTGTACCGCTATACTGTTAACAATTGTTCTAGCCGCCAGCCCAACAATGCGAGTAATGAAATCTCCGGAGTTTGTGGGGGTAAATAACAACTCAATAGGGCCAACAAAGCCTTCAGGTATTGCGCCGTTAAAAGTTTGCCCACCTACAACAATACCCGGAGTTGCTGTGGCCGGGGTATTGTCAACTGTTAAAGAAAGACGGTATGTTACACCTCCTTCTAGACTTAGTGGCGGCGGTAATACCAGATCATCTGATGACGATTTTTGCACCGGAGTAATTACATCGCTGGCAAGGTTACTTCCAGCATCTACCAAAGCATTTCTAATAATAGTACTGTTGTCATCCAGAGGATAAAAACGAACCGGGGTGTCGTTGTCGGATATGCGGAAATTTGAAATCACTCCGCTTACCGATGCAGCACCTGAGTTGTGAGCACCGACGGAGGATATTACAAGGTCGCCAGTATTTTGGCCTGACGTACCTATTAGCTGAGAGTTAACCAGTACGGTTATAACTCCACCAACCCTCCGCACAACAACACTGTTTAACCTACCATCTTGGAATGGTGTTGAACTGCCTGCCGGAGTGTCAAAAACCCCAGACAACGTTCTTACCTGAAACCTACTTCCAATATTTGCAATAAAATTTGAGTTATCATTTAAGTTTCCGCAAAAAACGTAGTTGTCACTTTCAGAGCTTGAGTAATTAAACTCAATCTCAAAATCACCCGCCAGCGTAACCTCAGGAATCGACACATACTGATTTACCCCGGGGGATGTCAAAAAGTACCGCCGCTCAGTATCCAGCGGTTCACCCGGCCCGCCGCGCAGCGGCAGAGGAAAATCCGGGTCTAAATCTTGCGGAGTCGGTAACATCAGTACCCCCAGATCATAGCCTTGCAGTGCGTTACGCCGTTGCCGCTAACGCTATCCAGAATCAAGCGCGCAGCAACCATAGGGCCACCTGCAATAGGGCGCTCGCGGGCATCATCCTGCGTGGTGTTAGCCGGGAATTCGCCGTTAACCATGCCGTCGAAAACATACGGGTCGGCGGACTGGGAGCCTAAAAACGTCACGTTTCCCGTCGATGTCGGATTAACGATGTCGCCATTGGCGTTTAAGAAAACGATGTGCGGATAATGCTGATTCAGGTCACCTGACATGCCCAGCAGGTCAAATTGCTGAAGCGATCCGTCAACAGGAATTAGCGCACTGCCGCTTGCGTCTCGGAAATCGTATTTAATGCCCATTGCATTTCCTCAGAAAAGAAAGCCCGCCGTAGCGGGCTGATATCACTTGGCCTTGGCTTCCTGCTTAGGCTTTTTTGGTGTTGCCACTTCGAGTTTTGATTCAGATGCAACCGGGGCGCATTTGTTAACCAAATTAGCCGGGATAACATCGCCTTTTAACTCGACGACATCCCCGACCTTGCAGCCGGAGACGCCTTTCTGAGTAATTTTAACCTTCATTGTTCACCCCCTTAGCTGGATACCGCGATACCGCACTGGTCTTCGGCGTCGAATTTGATTTCAACAGCCGCCGCAGCCATTACCTTGAAGCGGTAGTCGTCTTCAGGGTTCGCACGGAACAGAGCGCGAGTCATCATAGGCATACCGTTCAGAACCTGAACAACACGGCTATCTTTGATAACAGCGATGATTTCGTTGGCAGCAACAGAGCTGGCCGGAACAATCTCACGAACGCCTGCAATCTCCATAATGCGCTGCAAAATGGTCTTGTTCGGGTACTGCTCGCTGTAGTCGGTGTTCGATGCGTAGAACCAGTCATCCCAGTTCAGGTAAATGGTGGCCGGGGTGCGGTAGTTGGCATTGTGCAGCAGCTTCAGGGTTGCCACAATTTCATCCTGCCACTGAGAGCCGGTCGCGCCGTTCAGGGTAACACCAGTTGAGCGGGTGTTGCGTTTCGGATGGTTACGCAGACCGTACAGCTTAGAGCCGCCAACATCGATAGAATCATCACCATCCAGCGCGATAGATTCCAGCTTCTCAGCAACACGGCGCTGCGAGTTTGCAACCGCTGCGGTATCCAGTGAATAACCCTCGGTCTGAGCTGCCTGAACCTGGCGCCAGCCGAACTTAAACGCGCTGTCGATGATTGGCAGCGGAGTGCCGTGGTATGCAATCGCTGGCTGATCCATTTTGGCAGTAGAGTTGCCATCAATGCTGATATTCACATCGCCAGAATCCGAAACGGTCTGGAAGTGGTGAACCAGCTTGCCGATTGGCATGGCCATGCTATTGACAGCAAGCGAGTTGAACACAGCCAGTACGTCGCGCTGAACCTCAATGCCTTGGCGATCCCAGACGCCCCAGACATCTTTTGGCAGAGGCGCGGCATTACCCATCAGCAGTTTTTCGCCGTGATTTGCCTGCATAATTTCGTGTGATTCGGCGTGCTGTTTACGCTCATTCATCACCAGCTCTTGCTGAGCCTTAGTAAATTTTAACACTGTATTTACCCCTTAAGCCTTGGTGTAAGTGTCGGCGATAACAACATCAGCCAGCTGTCCAGCTGTCAGGGTTGCGCCCGCTTGGTCGAAGAATGCAACAACCAGATTAGTGGCCGCAGCTGCTGTTAACTGGCCTGACGCGTTTAGTGTCAGCTCTTGACCTGTGGTATAGGTGCCCGCTGCAAATGCCGCCTGCATTTCATATTCCGGCTGAATGCGATACGCCACTCCTGTTTCATCAGCGGCATAGGCATCAGTGACGCCCTGTGTGTACATATCGCGGTTAGACAGCAGCAGCAGGCGACCAGTGGCATCGGCAGCCTGAGTCAGTGTTGCGCCATCTGATTTAACAAACGTACCCGGCAGGTAAGCACCTGCGACTGGCAGATTTACCGTTTCTGGCTGAACGCGAGCCGGGCCGCGAAAAATTACATTAGCCATCATTTGTCCTCCATCAGGGAGTTCAGGTCATAATCGGCGCTTACATAGTCGTCAGCACCACCCGCAGGCATACCAGCATTTACACCGATCGACGTTTTGGTTTTGGCGATCATCTCGCGCAAGCCTTCGTCGGTCATGCCTTTCAGGTGATTAGCCTCCAAGCCAGTCGCCTCGGCAGCATCAGCAACGAGCTTGTCGTGCTCAGCTTCGGCATTAGCGGCCATTTTTTCTTTCATTTCGGCAATCTTTTCGTTTGCCTCGTCCAGTTTCTTTTGCAGCTCATCGGCTTTGGAATCCATATTGGCTTCCAGCGTCTTGGCCATTTCGGCCACCGCGTTACCGATCCGCTCTTCAACTTCAGCTTCGTTCATTTCAGTTTGCTCCAAATTTGGCACAGTTTTTGCTGTATTCGTATTATAGCCAGCGGGTATGGCCTTCTGCAACAAGTCAAGCACTTTGGCAAGCAAATTGCTTTCGTTAACTTCCGGCTCCTGCTTGGGCTGATCAATGACAAAGTGGTTCAGCGCCATTCCAATGCCATCTTCCGGGGTGCCAGCGCCCGGCTCATCCAGCAGAATGGCGTTATGGTCGAATGACTCGATGCGCGCTTCCCATGTGTATTCCTTGCCGCCGCTTTCGCCGTTGGCCGCAATTCGATGCAGCATGACGCCAGTGGATACATGGATTGGCTCGCCACGTCCTGTGATGCGGTCTAGCAGCTCCTGCCCGCGCGGGTGTGCTAGTGCTTGCGCCTTATTGATTTTGACATTCATCAGCACCCGCCCGCCTTCGTACCGGACATCGCGGTTATATGCGCCGATGTAGAATTTCTGCATAGCCTCGCCATTGGTGGCGCTGACGTATTCGCCGTCAATCATCGGATGACCGAGAGGCGCAATAGTCCCCTCCAGAGACTGATAGGTGTTGGCGATCTGGTCAGCTGGGTATTTGCCGCCGTTCATCACAATGTTGTCTTTGATCGGCACAACGTCTTTAATGATGATGTATTCGCCGTCATCAACAACGCGCTCTGAGTTAATGGCCTGAACGATCTCCAAGCGCTCTAAATTATGGGACACATTGCCCTCCAGTTTTTTAACGATGTTTTTAGACCACGTATAGCCAGCGTCGCCACCCCACAGCAGCCATGCCTGCTCGCCCTTACTATCGCCCTTTTTCCAGCTATCGGAAGATTTATCGACCTCGTGGCGTGAAAAGAAGGAATACATGCGCTTGACGGTATCCAGCGAAAGGGTTTCACGCTTTACCAGCTGATTGGCTCGCGCCAGACCTACGGCAGTGCCGCCACGATTCGACGGCGGCTGGCTTTCACGCATTTTCAGGCCGCGCCTTGCAGCTGACGCCATGGCTTCGGTGGGCTTGTATGTTTCGGGCATTGTGACCGCTCGCAAGAATTATGCCAACATTATAACCGGGCAAAAAAAACCCCGCAATGAGCGGGGTAAAGGGTCTTGCAGAGGAGAGAGGAGTTATCAATATACCAGTGTGGTATGGTTATTGCAACCTTCTATCCGGCTCTTTGCGATGTTGAAATAGTCAACGTCTAATTCAATGCCGATGAACGAGCGCCCTGTATTCACCGCTGCTACGCCCGTGGTTCCTGATCCCATTGTAAAATCAAGCACGGTTTCGCCTTCGTTGGTGTAGGTTTTGATGAGGTATTCCATCAGCGCGACAGGTTTTTGGGTTGGGTGTACTGTTTTCCCTTCGCTACCGAAATATTGAACAGTTCGCGGGTACCCCGTTTTTTCCTGCAGGTTCTCCTTGCCGCTGCTTCCGTAGCAGTCACCGTTACTTCCGCGCCTAACTATTTTATTGAAATCAACCAATCCTTGTGGATTGTATATCGGCTGTTTGGAGTAAAACACCAGCACATCCTCATGATTCTTCATCGGCATTCGCTTGGCGTTTAAGTGCCCCGTTGCCGCTGATTTCCTCCACACCCACGAATAACGCAGCATATCAATGTTTGAGGCGCCCAAGATGCTGGTAAACGGCTGGGTCGCTGTCATAACAATAGCACCATTCTTTTTCGTCACACGCTTCAACTGCTCCCACATTTGCTCAAGCGGAATAATGGAATCCCACTTACAGCGAGTGGTTCCATAAGGCGGGTCGGTTAGAACCATGTCAACACTACCATCCGGTATTTCATTCATGCGTTCAAGGCAGTCGCCTTGCATTAAATTAATCATTGCAACTCCTCCGACCATCGATCAGTGTGCGGCATAAACGGTTGAACATAAAGCACAAATTTATCTGGCATGATATCGGTCATTTTGCGCAGCGTTGCGCCGTGGCTTGTGTCGGTCAGGTTAAACAGGTTATCAAAGCCTGAGCCAATCAGCACGCAGCCGTTAGAGTGTCCCGGCACGATTCCCTCGTGCATTTCAATTGCAGTGCGCCCCGGTACATCCTCAAGTCGATACCACTGATGTCGGCCAGTCTCATCACGGCGAACGATATAAACTCCCTCACTGATGCAACTTTTGTCAACCTCGTTGTCCAGCCACGGCGGTTCAAGAGTGGCCGCAATGAATTCTCCGTCTTCGCTCTGAATCCATCCAACGGTTCGATCTGGCAGATAGCTGCGGATTAGTTCGTATGATTTCATTTTAATTCCTCTTTTCCGTTAAAAAAATTATCCACCTTGTCTTTTCCGACTGTGCTCTCGGCTGCTCTCCATTCAACCATCACAATATCCACCTTGTCTTGATGCATAACTTCTATGGTGTATTGGTTGAACCTGTTTGAATGGTCTCTAGCCTCCATTTGCTTTGCTATTTGCGCCCTGATAATTGCTTGATTGGTTTCGTGTACCTGATCTATTTTTTTTGATTTAGAATTAGCTTTATCCGCCAGCCACGCAATAGCAACGGCCTCGATCATTATTACAAACAGTAAAAACTCAATCACTTCAACTCCTCCTTTACTCTTGCTGCCACAACAATCTCACAAGATTGATTTCTCGGCAACTCAGATTCGCACTCTTTGAGTTCCGATCTAATCCCATAAATCTCAGATACTGCAATGACGCCTGCAAGCCATCCTACAAGCGCGCCAATCAGCATCGTCACAAAAACACTTCCAGCATCTTTCACTTCAACTCCTCCTTAATAGAATCGCGCAAGGTGCGGATGGTTTCTTTTAGCTCGCGGTTTTCGCGCTCCGAGTGCACACCCATCACCAATAAAATGACAAAGCAGCCAGTGTCAATAACTGGCAAAACTGAACCGCTTACGATTGCGGCAACAATGCCGACAGCTGATAACAGGGTGATTAAAACCCAGTCGAGTTTATTTAAGTGCGCCATTCTTCATAGCCTCCGTTAATTCTTCTTCTGATAGCCCAATTGCGAATTTCAGGCTTTCGTTTTCAATATTAAATGTATGATTAAAATGAATTTCAGCAGCTGGGCCGCTTACCACAATCGACAACTTACAGGCCTTGCCGCACTCGCTCATGCGCGCAGACCAATGCCAGCGGTATCGCTGCTTAAAGTATTTTAGCTTATCTGTCCTGGGCATAGACCTGACGCGCCTATAATCAAACTCATTCATACTCAAACCTCATTTGATTAAAATACAGGCCATGGCGGCCATCGCTCTCTAAGACCCACTCAGGCGAATATTTTATCGCCTGATCGCCTGCTAGGTCTGCAATCAACAATACATCAGGGCCGGGTGCACGTCCAGCAGTGCGTTCGTATTCGTCTAGTATTTCGCGCACCGATGTTGCGTACAGGTTCTCATAGTAGGCAGCATTAGTCATCTAGCAGACTCCTGAATTGATCCACTCGCGTTTTATGCCACAGCATCCAGTTTTGCAGCGCCTCAAGCTCGGAAGTGGCAAAGCAAGCTGCGCCATCGGCGGTAGCTACTGGCAAACTACCGTTATAGCCCGTCAGCAGCTCAGGCGGCACGTCCGGCAGCACTGGCACAGCAACGTTAACGGTGCGATAAACAACGCGCTCAGATGCACAGCCATTGAGCATGACAATAACAGCCATCAACACAAGGCAGGCCGTGGCCTCTAGCATTATTTTAGTTTTGATCTTGACCACTTATTAAACTCCTCTGCTGTTGCCGCCGGGCGCTCGACTGGCTCCGGCATTTTGATTGATTTTAACGCCGTTTCAACTTCTGCCCGGCAGTCGTTTTGCAGCGTGACTACCGATTCGCTACAGGTAGCTGCTGCTGATTTCAGGGTTTGACAGGTAGACAGCTGCCGCTCATATTTTGCGACCTCGTCGGCATATTCATTCATCTGATACAGACTGACGATCAGAGCGACCGCCAGCACTGTGATAACCGGGAATGATGTGGCCAGCTGAATGGCGCGATTAAATCCGGCTGTCATTGCTCACTCCTCATTAGGATCTTCGCCGCAGATTGCCTTAAAATTGGCGATTGCGTCTTCCTTGGTGGCGAACATCAGGCCTTGGCTTAGTACTCGTTGATCATCAGCGTCAGCAAACCATGGAACATCTATTACTCCATCTTTGCTAGTGGCCTCGATCGTCCAATACCTCAGCCTTGACTC